GAGTGGCCTGAATTGGAGGTTTAATGCCTTTAATTTTACCAGGAAACGTAGCATCAGCAACAGCATCAACAGGATATACAGTAGACAACTCATGTAGGTTTGATGGTTCTAGTGCTTATATGACCAGAACATTTGGTAGTGCTGGAAATCAAAAAACTTGGACTTATTCAACTTGGGTTAAAAAATGTAAAACTGGTGGTCAACAAACTTTCTTTGGAACTTCAGTTAATAGTAGCACTTATGATCTTTTCTCTTGGGGTAGTGATGAAACACTTGGTAAAAATTTTAATGGAGCAAATACAGCTACTGGTTTTTTTCGTGATCCCAGTGCATGGTATCATGTCGTTTGTGGACTTGATACAACACAAGGTACAGAGGCGGATAGAGTAAAAATCTGGGTTAATGGAGTAAATGTAGTAGATTCACTTTCTGGAACTGGTTATCCAACTCAAGATGCAGACTTGACATTAAATAGTGCTGTAAGACACGATATGGGAAATGGTGGCGCACATTGGAGCAGTTTTTTCGTTGGTGGATATTTAGCAGAAACAGTTTTTATTGATGGTCAGCAACTAGATGCAGATAGTTTTGGAGAATTTGATGAAGATAGTCCAACAATTTGGAAACCGATAGATGTATCAGGTTTAACTCCTGGCACTAATGGTTTTTATTTTGATTATAAAGATAGCAGTAATTTAGGAAATGATGCTTTCGGTGGTACGGACTGGACAGCAACTAATCTAGACGCAACAGATCAAGCTACAGATACACCGACTAATAATTTTTGTACTATGAATCCTTTAGCTAATTATTTTCCAGCTTCAACTTTTTCACAAGGTAATTGTAAAGTTGTTACTGGTAGTTCTGCTTATACTTATAATATAGGAACATTTGGACTTACTAGCGGCAAATGGTATTGGGAAGTTAAATATACTGCGGCAGATGGAGATCCACATAATGTTGGACATTTTGGAATTTCAGGTAAAGGAGATCCAACTGCTAATTCACATCCTTTAGGATATTATTCTACTGATTATGGTATTCATGCTGAATCAGGTGGAACTATTACTAACAATAATAGTGGTACTACTAATTCTGATTATGATTTAGATATTGGAGATATATTGGGTTTTGGACTTGATTTAGATAGTGGAACAAAAACTTTAAAATTTCTTGTAAATGGCACTGATAAAATAGATACAAATATAAGTTCTTCTCCAGAAAGTGGATTTTATTTTCCAGCTTTTGGTTTTACTTATTCTGCTGGTACAGGAACTTTTGAAGCAAACTTTGGTGGTTGTTCAGGATTTACAGTTTCATCAGGCAACGCAGATGCTAATGGTTATGGCAATTTCGAATTTGCACCACCTAGTGGATATTACGCATTATGTACTAAAAATTTAGCGGAGTATGGATAATGAGTTATACAAATGGTCTTGACAATCCAGAACTTTACTTCCAATGCAAATTGTATACAGGCGATGGAAGTACACCATCTATAACTTTAGATGGCGATACGGATATGCAACCAGATATGGTCTGGATAAAAAATAGAGATGCAACAGATTCGCATTGTCTTTTTGATGCTGTTAGAGGTGTTACTGAAGTTTTGCATCCTGATGCTACTACCGCAGAAACTACAGATGCCGATACATTAACATCTTTTGATAGTGATGGTTTTGCTTTAGGTGATGATGATAAGGTTAATACAAATACAGAAAAATATGTAGCTTGGTGCTGGAAAGAGAGTGCAACAAGTGGATTTGATATAGTAGGTTTTACAGGAAATGAAACTAATAGAACTGTTTCTCATAGCTTATCGGCTGTTCCTCACTATATGGTTGTGCGAACTAGAAATGGTGATGCTGGTAGAAATTATTCTGTTTATCATCATAAAAATACATCTGCTCCTGAAACAGATCATATTTTTTGGGATAGCACTCAGGCAACAGAAGATGATGCTACAATATGGCAAGACACTGCACCTACTTCAAGTCTTTTTTCAATTGGAACAAATTTAGGTGTAAATGAAGATACTAAAAATATAATTGCGTATCTTTGGACAGAAAAACAAGGATACAGCAAATTTTCTAGCTTTTTAGGAAATGGAAATGTCGATGGAGCATTTATTTACACAGGATTTAAACCAGCTTTTCTTATGGTAAAAGCAACAAGTACTACAAGTGCTTGGTATATTTATGATAATAAAAGAGCAGGTTATAATGTTGAAAATTATCAACTATATCCAGATAGAAGCAATGCTGAAGATACTACTGATCAAATTGATTTACTTTCAAATGGATTTAAATGGCGAGCTATAACTGGCGATCCAAATTCTTCTGGTAGACTTAATTCTACATGAAATAAGACAACAAAGGAAAGACATAAACGATTTAAAAGCATTTATGAACAAATCTAAAGGCACTATATCGGTGTTAATGTTTTGTTCAGGACTTATAGGAGCCTTATTATGGGGTTGGAACCATTTTATTAAATAAGAAAGGAGGCAAATATGTTTAAATTAGATTTAGATATTCCAACTTATGCAGAGTGGAAAGTTCAAGTTGAAAAATTCTTAAAGGAACAACCTGAACAAGCAAAGAAATATCAAGATCAAGTTCAGAAGTTTTGGCAAGATTTTTTCAATGATATATGGAATAGGTAATGAAAGTATCAGACAATACGCCTGTTTCAATGCCTATGAGAAATCTGTTATCAATTATTGCGGCAGTAGGAATAGGAGTTTGGTTTGCATTTGGAGTTATTGAAAGACTTAACAATATTGAAACTCAACAAACATTAATAGAAAACGATTTAGAAAAAGCTGTAGAGTTCTCTATTAAATGGCCAAGAGGAGAATTAGGTTCTTTACCAGCAGATTCAGAACAGTTCATGTTAATAGAACATATGGCTGGTCAAATAGAAAAAATCCAAGAACAAATAGAAGAAGGAATGCATAATAAAGTTAATATTGAGTTCTTACAAAAACAAGTTGAGAAATTACAAACAACTTTAGAGAAAGTTCAAGAAGAACATAGAAATATTAAAGTAAAGAATGGATACGTAAAATGATAGATTATTTTTACAGTATTGTAGAACACTATAGTTCCAAACTTAATGTATGGGCATGGAATAAAAGATGGTGTAGTAGAAAAAAAGGAACAGGATATAAAAAATGATTGAAACTATTTTTGCCTTACTTATGATAATTAACCATGAGATTAAAGAACATAGAATTCAAGATTCATTAAGTGATTGTCTTAAACATAAACGAGTAGCAGAAAGAACATCTAAAGGAAAATCTATTCAATATAAATGTATTAAATCACAAGCAGAATTAGAAACAAATATAGATGGCAGTATAACAATTAAAAAATTAATATTAGAATGACACAAGCAGAAGATAAAACATACGAAAACGAAGTAAAATCACAAGAAAATCAATTAAAGAATATAATTGATATGAAAGAAGATGAAATTACTGCTTATCAACAAAAACAAACGGATTTATATGCGGAGATAAAAAAATTAAGAAAAGAAATAAAGAAATTAAAAAAAGAAGCAAAGGATATGTTATTGTATCCATAATTTTATGACATTGAGTATTACTATGATTGATTGGTTTATTGATAAGATTGGAAGAATATCTAGAAGTATATTTCATTGGACTTGGAGAATACAAGCCCATAGGAAATACTACAAGCAAAGGAAACATGACAAATGAAATTTTTATTAACAATGATTATATGTTCTGGATTATCAGGACAATGTATGCCACCTTTTACAATTGAAAAAACCTATATAGATGGATATGAATGTATGTTAGATGGTTATCAAAAATCTTATGATAAAATTAAAGCAATGGGTAAAGATGAAGTTAACAAACATAGAATCTATATAAAGTTTGGTTGTAGTGAAGATAACTCTTACAAACCCACAACATAAAGTATCAATAGGAAAAGGTGGTATTAAAGCAATTTTTGTAGTAGGGTCGTTGATTGCTTTAATATTAGGTGTATTAAAGTTTTATAAATTTTAGGAGGAATATATGTGGTTTAGTGCAATTAAATTAGCTTTAAATGCTGGTACGCATATCTATAAAAAACGTAAAGAAACTCAAATGCTTATGGCTGATGCCCAAGCTACCCATGCTGGTAAGATGGCAAGGGGTGAGTTGGAATACAAACAAGCCGTTATGACTAATAATCAACAGGGCTGGAAAGACGAGTTCGTATTGATACTTGTGGCCGCCCCCGTAATGTTGCTGATCTGGAGTATTTTTAGTGACGATCCTGAAATTATGTTGAAAGTAGAAAAATTTTTTGAGTATTTTAACAATATGCCGTTCTGGTATCAAGCCCTATTTATTGGTGTAGTATCTGCTATATATGGACTTAAAGGTGCTGATATTATGAAAAGACCTAAATAATTAATGAAGTATACGGGAGGTAGTATGGAAAAAGCAAAAGAACTATGGGCATTAGTAAAATCCCATAAAAAAATATCTATTGCTGTAGTAGTAGTTATTGTGCTTATTTTTTTAGTAAACAATTAATTTTCTGTTATAAATTTTCCGCTGTTATATAGTATTAGTGTATGGAATATGACGATTTAAAGGCAAGGATTAAAGAACACGAAGGTTATAGGGATCAAGTTTATAAAGATAGTCTAGGTTTTGCCACAATCGGTTATGGACATCTTGTTTTACCTACCGATCCATACGAGGAAGGTGCGACCTACAACAAGGAAGATTTGGATAAAGTTTTTGATGGTGATTTCAATACAGCTTGTTCAAATGCAAACCAACTTATAAAAGATTTACCACTTCATCATCAAGCTAAATGTGTCATCATTGAAATGGTATTCCAACTGGGTATCGGTGGAGTATCAAAATTTAAAAATATGTGGAAAGCATTAAGTGAAGATGATTATCAAACTGCATCTGAAGAAATGTTGGACAGCCGTTGGGCAAAGCAAACACCGAAACGTGCTGAAGAACTTTCAGTTCTGATGAAATCTTGTAAAAACTAATAAACTAAAGTAAAATACAACTACCAGTATGGTTGTAATTTTAAAAGATATTATTCTTAAAGATGGAACTGTTAAAGATGTACATATTGATGATGGACAAATTAAATATGTTGATCCTAAACAAGAAGAAATAGAACGCATCAAGAACATTCCAGAAACAGTTGAGGGTAATTAGTGAACAAAAGAATTTTGGTCATTAGTG